ATTGCTGAGATGGCCGTAGAGCCCGTGGTCGTCCACGACTTTACTCGCCAACCTGGTCAAACCGTTCAGCTAGACCGCTACAAGTTCTGGGGTTCCCCTGGTACGAAGGACGCCCGTGAGCGTATTGCCGACCAAACCATCGGTACCGCCAACAGCCGTAACATCACCAAGGAAAAAGTCCTGGTGGTGCTTAAGGAATACACCGGCCCTGCTGACCCCGGCGATCCCACCCAGCCTTCAACCTTTAAGATTGCTCGTGAGACCCTGATCACCGCTCAGCGCATGCTGCTGGACTCAGGTAACCTCAACATGTTCCACCAGTCAATCGGTAGCTTGACGCTGCTTGATGACTATCGCCGCTGGCGTGACCGCGTCTTCATTGACGAACTGGCCAAAGCCGAAGCCAACGGTAAGGCTAGCACCACTCAAGGTGGTTACTACTTCGCTGGTAACAAGACCAAAGCCGCTAACGGCTCCATCTCTTATACCTCCACTGAGTACACCGCTGATCTTCAGCAGTTCCAGGTGCGCACTGACCTGCTGAACGTTGTCAAGGACCTGCGTAAGCGCAACGTGCCGACCTATTCCGATGGTCTGTATCGTTGTATCTGCGATCCCACCTTCATGATGCACCTGCGTCGTGACCCCGACTTCCGTGAGATCGCTCGTTACGCTGGTAATCCTGGTCAAGGCATGTACATGGGCAACCCCATGATGCCTAACAACGCCAGCTTCTACCAGGGTCCCCAAGCCGGTCAAGGTTATTTCCTTGCTGGTGAACCTGTCATGCCTACTGGTGTGCAGTTTGAAGGCGTTAAGTTCTTCGAGTCGACCAACTTCCCGATCAAGACTGTCAGCGCTTCGTTTGATGCGTCTACCTTTACCAACCAAGAAGCTGCCCAAGGTTACTTCTTCGGTCCTCAAGCTGTTGGCGTCGGTATTGGCGGCCCTAACGCTCAGGTGCTCATCAATAACAACGATGACTTCAGCCGTTTTATCATCCTGATCTGGCAACTATACGCTGGTTTTGAAATCCTCAACAAGGATTTTGTTACCACCGCGTACAGCTTCGTCTCTGACGACGGCAACATCTGATAATCATACCCTTACATCAAATCTCAAAGGAGAAATAAATGACCTACTTGTCCGCTAAAAAAATCTATCCAGGTAACTGGAGCAACGCTCTTAATGGTTGGTACAAAAACATTGACGCCAACCCCGTCGATGGTACCAATGATGGCTCCAAGGGCGGCCCTACTTCAGTGCTTGCTACCCCTGGTTACCGCTATTTCCAACAGCGCGGTTACGTCCCTGTGACCTGGGCTTCCGGCTCAGCTTCCACCAGTGGTGCTTTTATGAGTGTGATCGTTCCTTCGCCCTACCGGCAGGACGACACCCGTACCGACATCACCGGCATGGTGATCTCTGGTAGTGCTACCCAGCCTTCTTATGTGTATCGCACCGCAATCTCCGTAGCTTCTGGCTGGGGTGATGGCCGCGTTGCATCTGGCGTGTATGCCTCTACCGGCAACATCCTCTCCTTCGGTCGTAACACTGGTACCCCCACCGCTGTTACCGGCGTTGCCTTCTCTGGTGTCGCTGAAGGTGCAATCCAGGCCAATATGGTCTCCACTGTTTCTGGTGATGCCTCCACCAAGATTTACTTCGCTGGTGGTACGCAAGGCTTTGGTACCAATCCCTTCATTACTAGCACTGGCGTTCCCGCTATCTCTGGTGTTGGTTCAGGTACCGTTGCTTACTACCCTGTCACTGCTTCCACCACTCTTGGTGTGCTTGCAAAGGGCGCTGCCAACGATACCTCCACTTCTGGTGGTGTCTACATCTCTGATGCTGATGTGGCTGCAGGCCTTACTGGCTACCTGGTTGTCGAAGTGTGCTACATCCGTCCGGATGATGCTCCTGGCTACGAGGACATTGAAGCCTACCTCAACAACCGCACTGTTAGCTGATTAGGTTAAACTAGGACCAGATATTAAAACCTCTGGTCCTCATGCTTTACCAACATCGCAAAACCGGTGCCCGTGTCAAGATTGTAAGCGAATGGGATAATGGCGATTGGTTCATGGTCGAAGATCAGGACGGTCGCCTTTATACCGCTTACAAGACGGAGCTTACACCTGACGAGAGTGCAACCAAGAAAGTGCAAACTCTACAGGTAAAAGATAAAGCTGCCCAAGAGGAGCCCCGTAAGTTTCCTCCAGATACCCGGTTGAATGTCAATGCAGCAACCGCCCAGATGATCGCTGATCACATCAAGGGCATTGGTCTCAAGACTGCCAGAGAGATTAAAGATCTCCAGATGTCCTTATCGGGGGAGAAATTCAACAGTCTTGAGCAGCTCAAACAGATCAAGCGAATTGACTGGGATTCGGTACTAGCAGCAGACTTGATCCGCGTGTGAATAACTTCTAACCCCGTCAAATTCGACGGGGTTTTTTCATCTTAAAATAAAAAATAAAAGCATATGGCCGGCGTAAACATTGTTGATATTGGTAGAGAACTACAAAAGTACGGCTGGACCGTAGGAGAGAATACTGCGTTTGGTACTGGCAAGGTAGGAAAACATGCACCGGGGTCTCAACACTATGCTGGCGAAGCAATTGATGTTACAAGGATGGGACCAGATTATGCATCTGCGTTTCCAGGGGGACCTATACGTTCGTGGAAAGATCTTACCGGCGATTTAAAATATCGCGCAAAAAAAACCGGACTATTTACTGAAGTCCTGGGACCGGGGGATGCAGGTCATAGCACGCATACTCACTTGGCATTAAAAGGAGCAGCAAATGCAACCCCTGAAATGATGCAGTGGGTTGCTACTGGCAGATACAAAACACCTGAAGGGAAACTTACGGATGTAATGCCAGGGGCTCAGTCTACCTCTGGAACAACAGAAACAACTAAAAGTGCTATAGATTCTGCAGCAAACACACTTCTTAAGGCAATTTTTGGTGCACAAGAAAAACAACCTACGCTAACAGAGCAACTTCTTGGGTCAATGCTCGAACAGAAATTGACAACTAAAAAACCACAAGACTTTCTCTCTAGCTACATGAATTCTGGCGTTAACCCGTATGAAGACAAGATATTGAATCCTTCAATGTTGTCCTTAAGTTGATTGTTGTCTTTTATAATAAAAGAACAAAGAATCTTATAAGTGGAGTTAAGCGATTTCGATAAGAGCAGAGTCAGGTATCACCTGGGTTATTTTGTGGTATCCGTCCCAGCAGGCGACTACGCCCGCCTGGAGGAATCACTAAACACAGTCCCCGACTCTTACTTTTACGACAAGATCGTAATTCAAATTGGGCGCTGCGATACAGCAGAGAAAAAGACTGAGGTTGCAACATCCCCCTCCACAAGACTTGAAAGTATTGCTGGCGACGTTGATCGTACGATTCGCTCTAGCAATGCCAAAGAAGCTCTTAAGGTATGGGATGAGATTTATCTCTACGAGACAAATCGTCTAGCCGGCATTCTTTACGTCCCTAACTACAAAGATCCGTATCAGGCGCGTTATCGTTACGAACGTTCTGGTGCGGAATTCATCCAGGCAATCCCTGGCCCAGCCGACGCAGGTGTCGGCACCCGCATGTTCCTTCGCCAATTTAACAGGTAACTATGGCTAATGTAACTTTTGGTCGGAACGCGCCCACTCCCTACGATATTCGTATGGATAGGTTAAGGGCACAAATGCGCCCGCTTTCTTCTAATGTTGGGGGCATTGGTGGAATATTTAAAAAACTTGGCGGCCCAGTCTTGGCATCTTTAGATGTTGTAAATCGGTTACGCAAAGGAGAAAATCCTGCTGATGTAGCAGTATCGACAGCAGGAGGCTTGGCGGGCGGTGCGGCGGGAAGTGTCTTAGGCCCATTTGGTGCTATGGGTGGCTATGCAGCAGGATCCGCAGCTCTTCCTCCAGTCATAGATTGGCTTGGTAAAAATGCGGTTCTTAGTGATCGTGGCGCGATTAATAAACCAAAAACTTCACAAATGTTTGGCCCAGCGTATGGAAACGTTAACGTACCATCAGGAGGCCCACGGAATTTTGGGACAGACTATAAAAACCGCGAATTATCCGCAGGGCAGGCAGCAGAAAATTATCGTACAGGTGCAGGATTTCCTGGCCAATCTCCAGCAGCGGAACGTGCATATCAATCTGAACGCTCCAGTGTTGCTCAACAAGCTGCACAAAATCCTGAGCTGCAACGCTACCAGGATCAGGCAATCCTTGCTCGTCAGGCTCTACAGGGTTACGATCCAGCTTCTGGACCATTACCTGGTGCCGCGCAAACTGCTCAGGACATGGGCATGGCTATGTGGGCTAAAGCCAATCCAGGGCTGGCCGCCAAAGTCCGCCCAGGGCAGTCAGGTTTTGGTGCGATTCAAAACACCTTGGCAAGCAGTGCAGCAACCTCTGGCTTACAAATGCCTAACCAGCTAATGTCGGCAACACAAACGCCTTCTCCAGTTCCCTTCCCAACAGCAATCCCTCAATCAGGGCTTCAAATACCCACTGTATTCCAGGAAGATCAGCTATCTACCTATCCAGAGTTTGATCCTAAAAAGGTAGACATTGGGTTGTTCTCCAAATTTATGCAAGCCAACCCCAAGAAATAACCTTTGGTAGACTAAAGCCAGCCTACAGTTCTTGTGGGCTCCAACTGGCATCATCCCCTGGGATACGGAAGCCAGTGTTGTCGCTAAAGTCTCATGATTCTTTGCCCAAACTTTGTACGTCGCCTTGTTGCTAAACTTAGCGTTATCGTAACGCTACAAGCCGTATTTTCTCCGGCACTCCAGGCAGCGTCAAATTGGGTAGGAGAATAAAGCAGAAGAACAAATTAAAATGCCACAACGAAACGTACAAGAACTTTGGGGACTGAAGCCAGAAGAGACTAATGCTCTTGCTGTGCTTGCTGGGCTTGAGGGGTATCGTGGTGGCAAAGGAGAAGATGTTGCGGCGGTAGCTGCTAACGCACTTCAGCGCCGTCTTCATGGGGGCTATGGAGGAAAAGATATCCGCAATATTGCAACCCAGCGTGGTCAATATGCTGCAATCTTAGATAGAGGAATAACAGCTAAACAACTTGGCGACCCTGCTTTTGGTGCCAAGGTTTTAGGAGGTGCGGCTGAGTTTGAGCGGTTGCGTGGAATTGTAAACAATCCTGAAATGGTTGGAGCACAATATCCAAATGTTGGCTACTCATTTCGCGCACCTTCTGTAGGCGCAAAGAAAGGCGACTACATGCCAGTTCCTGGTAAAAGTAATTTTTACTTTGACAAAGATCCGGCAACCGTCAAGAAAGGTTTGCAAATATTCCAATCGGCTGGGGCACCTGCCGCTGCAGCTCCAGCCTCGTCAACTACTGCGGCAGTAGAAAAGGGAAATAATTTTGGACAAATGATATTGAATAGTGTCATGAAAAAATTAATACCGGCCACCATACAACCGCAAAGCTCTCTCTTCTCTCCGGAGCAGCTATTGGCATATTCAAACGAAGAAGCCCCGCTGCCTCAAGATTTTCTTGACATGTTCCTCTAATGGCTAGCTTACGTGATCGGTCCGAATATCTAAGTGCGTACAGCCCAGGAGAAGTAAACGAACTCCTAGCGGGATCTCGGTACAGCAACTTTGTATCACTACCAGGTAGCTTTGGGGATCTGTCTGGTAAACCTAAACCGACATACACAAGTTTGATATTTGACAAACTCAGCCCATTTGAATCAAAAGTAGATGATAATACTAGTCACTTCCAAAGGTTTCTGAACCTACAGAAAAACCCTGAGTCACTTGCCACCTCTAAGATGAAAGTGCCTACAGGGTTTAATCAGGCCTACGGAATGATGGCCGGGTTTAGCTGAGGAAGCTATTGTTTCTTGACAACATTCATAACGGCTTCATAAGGAGTACATCCTTGTGATAGGCGCTTGGATATTAAACCCTTGCTTAGACCCTTTTCTAGCTCCCACTCGCTATACGTTTTGGTAACACCATTTACTGTAATGTATTTAGACGTTGCCCTACGGACTTTCTTGCCCTTGGTTGGATGATCGTTGCAAATGACTCGTTTACTTGGATCACCATCCCGTTTTTCTGGGCTAAGTGCCAGCTCCAAGGGCCATCCTTTGTTTAATCGTTTTTGTAGCGATTGAGGAGTTAAGCCGATTTCCTTGGCCCAATCTGAAATGCACATTGTTTTGTCGTTAAAAGTGTAAAGCCTTGTAGCCCGTTTTCCTCCTCGGTTGCGAGTTTGTTCTTTTCGTGTTGCCCAACGACAGTTTTCTTTGCAGTAGTTGCCATCATTATCAATCCGATCCAATTCCATTTTTGGTTCCGGCATGTTTCCCATGTCTTTAATAAATTCTTCAAACTTAACCCAAGATTCTTGATAGGAAATTCCTCGCCCACCGTAACGCTCATAGTGCGTGATTCCAGGATTATCGCAACGGCCTTTCATAGAAGCCCAACTCTTGTATTCAGGAGTTTTGGATAGCCCGTGAGTAGCCGCCCTACAAGCAGCACATGTCAATCGAGGTGAGTTGTTTAAACTCCGCTGCATGTCTCGTTTGGTCCGAGTAAAAAATTGGCCGCAAACTTCGCAAGTAGCAGACAGTAACACAGGTGTCATGGCAGTAAAATAAGGGGAGTGTTTCGGAGGCCCCTGTTCAAAGCATAGCATAAAACAGGGTGCAATAAGGTATCAGCTCTACCTCAAGTAATAAACAGCCTTTGTTGGTTGACCGTCCGTTAATTGACACGGTTCGGGTGACGACGCAAATCGTCGGCAGCTCTACGTCTAATACTTTGTTTGTGCAGGGTGGCCAGGCGCCTTCCATCCTGGTGGACATGGATGCCACATTCAGCGAAGACAACAACAGTGGCGGTATCGTTGACGCGATTGTGATTACGCGTAATGATACGTATCGCGCCGCGGACTACACGCTAGATACCACTACCTCAGGCAATGCGGTATCCCTGGTAAGCGGACAAATTGTCTCCATTACTACCACGGGGGCAATGAATACTGGCGTGGCTAGCGGCGTAGGTGCATATACTTATACCGGTGCTACTACGATTACCGGTAAGCTGGGGGCACTGAACTACTCCGGTGGTCTTGCATCTGGTTTCTTGTACCAAGGCGTTGGCTACGGTAATCAACCTGCTGTTACCTTTGCGTTCTATCTGGTTCGTGGAACCACTACGCCAATCCCCGCATCAGGTGACTACCGATTGATGTTCTCCAAGACAGTCCCAGCCAATACGGCAAGTGTTGACTGTTCTGATGTGATGCTCCCAGTGGCTTACCCAATGCCCGCAGCGGGCAATACATCTGGCCTGGGTACTACCGCACCACTACGCAACAAAGGCGTCTACCTGGAGCGCGGAGACCGCAT